TAATTTCTTTTACTTTATCCATGTCCCCTGCAGCTTCTGCTTCTTCTAATAGTTTAAATAATTGAGAGGGACGGCTACCGCTACCATAACCTATACGACCACCATCTTGTTTACCTCTAAGCATTTTTTTTAACATTTCTTCTGCCTCAGGAAACATTCCAGGGTTCATTAATATTCTAAATAATTGTTTACGATCTTCGTTAGTTGTTAGAGACTTATCTCTAAACAATCTGGAGATCTCTGCTTTTGAAAAAACATCACCAGGGAAATAAGCCATCTTCATGTTCTCATCCTTTTCATCTGACATAGACATGATACCCTCGTTGTCCTCAACTCTGTCACCGAACATATAACCTATTCTTCCGCCTTGAGCTTCTTTAGTTCTTTTATAAAAGGATAAATATTTTGCATGATTTTCATTTTGTTCTGCTACATCAGGATTCATTTCATATAATTTAAGCCATCCTTTGTAATTTGGATCTTCTGATAAGTCTTCTCCACCATCAGTAAAACCTATTCTTCCGCCATCTTTTTTACCTTCAAAAAAATTAGTTAAGTAACTTGCGTACTCTTCTTTTTTTGCAGCCTTTGTAGCTTCATCGTACTCTTCTTCAGTGCCTATATCTACACCTTCAGCATCTGCTACTTTTTTAGCATCTAAATATGTAAGACCAAAAGCTCCTGCAGCAAAAAGAGTATTTTTATCTAAATCATAACCTATTATTTTTCCTGCATCATTTCTTATTGGTTTTTTAAATACTGCATTAAAACCTTTTTCAGCAGCTAGTTTTGCTGCTTGACCATAATCTTTATTTTTAATTGCTTTCATAACACTTTCGGGAGCAGACTCTGTAACAGCCGTACTAATGCCTTCTGAAAAACTTGGAGTAAATTGTTTATATTCTAAAGGACTTACAAAAGTTCCAGGATCTGTACCAGGCACAGCTTGTCCTGCTGATATTAAATCTCTTGTTTCCATAGCGGTTTCTGCTGCTTTTGTTCCAGCATTTATAGGTTGAACTCCTTGACCTTTTATTAATTGTCCTTTAGCTGCTGCTCTATCACTTAAAAGTTTGCCTATACCTGTTTCAGTTCCAAAAGGTGAACTAAAGCCTGCAGTAAAACCTGATGGAGTAAACGCACCACCTGATGTAAATGGATTACCTTGAAACCCTGCACCACCTGCAAATCTAGCTAACTGTCCACCACCATATGTTAGAGCACCTCTTTTAAATGCATCACTTAAACTACCGGTTTGGTCAAAGCTACCTATACCTGCCATAGCACCTGCTAGAGCAGGATTAAAAGGTGCAACAAACGGAGCTGCAACTGTTGCTACTTTAGCTACTTCATTAGGTATAATTTTTCTTACACCTCTTTTAATTTTTTTAAGTATTCCAAAACCTGTTCGACTACCCATTGGTATACCGGCATAATTACCTCCACCAATAGTTCCTGAAGCGACATCCATTATTCCGCCACCTTTTCTTAATTGTCTTTGCATCTGTCCTCTTGTTATAGCCATAATTTTGTCAAATTTGATGATTGTTGCAGGCGTGAAAATCCCGAACTATCATTCTATTTTGTTTCTCCAAACAAGTCAAGAGAGGGCATTATTACCCTTACATCTTTTCTTATCTCTGATTCAGGTATACCTTTAGCCTTCCACTCCTCATCATTCTTGTATTTTTCACCTGTTCTAAGGTTATAAATTTCTTCTATTACTTCTTTTGGTTCTATTACTTTCATTAGGATGTTACCTCTCTTGGCTGTATTTCTAATATTGAAGCTATGACGTGCAGCTCGTTCGCGTCAGCAGCTTGTACTTTAAGGACTTCACTCTCTTCCATTACAAGAGGGTGAGTTAAAAGTTCTGTTGTTGCTTTAGATGCTATGGCTTTGTCTTTAAATAAATTAAATATAGAGCCACTAGAGTTTACTAATGTTATAGTTATTGTGCTCCCTGATCCTGCATCCTCTGATACTAACAATGATTTAACAACAGTGGTTGTAGCAGTTGGCACTGTGTATAATGTTGTAAGATCCGTTGTTGTTAAATCTACTTTTTTATTTTTAAAACTATTAGCCATTAATTTAAAAAGAAGTTAAATGCTTCTACCTCCTGTTTTAATTCTTCTTGAAATGTAGAATTAAGTTTCTCTACGATTGCGTCAAGATCTCTGACCTGTGCCTCTGCCGTTGACAGATCATATTCTTCACTTGGTCTTGTTAATACCTGTACTATCTTTGCCATTATAAATCACTATACATTACTGGGTTGCTAAATGTTCCATAGTTAAAATCTAAATCTTTTAAAGATGCAGATTTAGATAAAGGGTCTTTTGTTTCACTAGGCATAACTCCTTGAACTCCCATTATACCTGTTTGTAAAATATTTTGCTTTCCACCATCACCGGTTCTATCAATTGGATTGCCATAAGCATCGATTGTTCCAGCCATTCTTTGGCTCATGTAATCTTGAAAACCAGTTCCTTTAAATTTTCCTGCGGGCACAACTTTTTCACTAAAAAATTGTTGGTTGTTAAAAGGACCAAACTCTGCAAGTTTACTTGTTATCAAACCTAAACCTGGTATTCCTGCTAGTGCACCAAGACCGCCTACAACCAAAGAACCTAATTTACTTCTATTTCCATACGCGGTTGTATTAGGCACAACGGTGTCTTGATAACCTCCAAATAAACCACCAAACTTTGAGGGTCCTGTGTAGGATTGTGTAAAAAAATCTTTTTTTTCCATTGGATCAGATAAAGTTCCTTTTTGTACAGCAGTTCTTTTTTGTCCGTATTGTTGTGATCTTCTATTTTCTCTAGCATCACCATTGCCTCCTTTAGTATTATTACTACGTTTATCTTCAGATCCAAAATCACCACCTTGAAGACTAGGAAGTCCCGCAGGTCCTTTATTAGGTTTACCTTTTAAAGATCCATATAAATTTTTATCTATTAATATTTTTTCTTCTTCATCAGTTATGTAAGCTAGTTTTGCTTTAACATGACCTGGTTCTGATAACCAAAACTTAGGGGCTTTAACCATTTCTTGTTTACCAAGATAGTTCATTACTCCTGCCTGTTTTACAGGTTTAGTTTTTTTATCTTTATATAAACCTTTATCTATCATTATCTTCTACCATCTGGTTGTATATCTAACCTAAAAGTTCCTAATTTCCAACTTTGATTAGTTGTTGTATTTGCTACCTTTAATGCAATAGCTCTAGCTCTTGCACGAGTATCTACTTTTTGCGTAGAAGATGATACAGTAAATGGTCCTAACGAAGAACTAGCTTGGGCATCACTTGGAAAATTTCTTAATTGTAATGTAATTTGTGTGTTACCTGTTTGAGATATAAAGTCTGGTATAAATCTTCTAATCTTCATTAAAAATTCACCATCTCCTCTAAGATCTGCAACACCTGAACCCCCTTGAGTTGCTCTTTGACTTATATCAAAATCTCCAGATGTAATGCTTGCAACAATTGCAGTTGTTGCCGATCCTTTTACTTGATCAGTCCCTGTTTCGTGTTCATAGTATATTGTAGAACCTTCAGTGTTTCCTACAACATCAAAGGATGTATCAACAGAAGCGCTATATTCTGTTGCGTGTGGTGTTCCAAAAACAGCAGAATCTTTCCACATAGTTCTAGCCAATGTGCCTACTGTCCAAACTGGTCTTTGTGGAGATGAATCAAAATAATTATATGTAACTTGTTTATTAACAACAGAAGATCCCGATGTTGGATAAAACCAAATTACTTCACCAAACAAATTATTTAAACCTGCCGATACCATTTGGTTACCAGACTCTAAATTTATATCATCATAAACAAAATCTTCTACCAAACAACGTAGTGATTCTAGTTTACCAGCATATCTAAAAAAACCATTCTCTGACATCCAATATGCAGAACCATCAACCTCTACACATGCATTTTGTCCAACGAGTCCACAGTTAGTTCCTACTTGAGAGAAACCAAAAGTAAATGGCGGACCAATAAATCTTTGAGTAAATAATGCAGTGTCTGTCCAAACATAAATCGCATCTCTACCTCTAATGGCTCCTCTAATTTCAGATCCATCAGCGAGTCTTTGCGTGCCCGCTGTATTAGTTGCTGTGGGTGTATATGTATTTATGTCCTCTTGGTCTGAGAATCTAATAAACATATTATCTTGTGTTGTTACATCTCCAATAGTTGTTTCTGTTCCAAAGAACACTAAGTGTCTATCAGGAGTAGAAACTAACATATGACGTGATGCCGTTGGTGCACCTGATATAATACTCGCTCTTGTAGATTCTGCGTTTGATGCAGCAGAGTTCCACTCAAACACTGCACTGTCATGAATTAAACAAATAGCTTTGTCACCAAAATTATCTAATGACCACATACCAGGCTCTAACACTAAGTCTCCTGATGCAGCTTCACCCCAAGCAACAAAATCTGTTGTATTTGTTACAGTGTCTCCACCATTGTGTGCAGAAGCTGTTGTGCCTCTTACTTCTCTTGTTACACCTGTTAACTCATTAGATGCACTTATACCTGTATAAGATATTTCTTCATCGTTTATTTTAATAATACTAGTCCCTGTGCTTGGAAACAAACTAGCATCTGTTAAAATAATTCCTGTCGTTGTAGAACTATTAATTCCTGCTGTTATAGTTGTTGTTGCAACTCCTGTTGCTGTTCCTCCCCATGATCCAAGAGACCAACCAAAACCTTTTGCTTGCACAGCTGGACCTACAGGGTAGTAGTGTTGAACTCTAATACCACCGGATGTTGTAGCACCTGATCCCGATTCATTTGATGGCATTGTGATTGTAATAGTTGTGCTTGATGGCACACTAGTTACCATGAATTTTTTATCATTAAAATCTGCTGCTGCAAAATTAGAATTAGTAATTGATGAAAAGTTATCTAATAAAATTATATCGTTTTCATTTATGTTGTGAGATCCACTAAAAGTTATTGTAACAACAGCTGATCCATTAGTTGTAGAAAAAGCGCTTGTAAGTGTTGTTGTAGATTTAATTGGATGTATATCGTAGAATATACCACCAGAGTATGCGTATAAAATTCTGTTAGTCCCTATGATTGCATACTTTCTACCTTTACTATTTACGAAATGATGAAGACCTCTACCAGCACCAGTAAGTTTGCTATCTCCTAGTTGTCGCCAACCCCCTATTTTTTCTGGAGTGCCATATCTAAATCTAACATTATCACAGTCTATCCACTGACCCTCTGCTCCCGTGGCTGTAATTTGTTTGTTTATACCAGGCTGAAAACCTATTTTTTGTAGCATATAACCTCATCTTATTATGCCTTCACGAATGACGGAAGACCTAACATTGGCCTTTTGTCGAACCTATTTTTTTCAGCAAAAGGACCATTTACATGGTTATAATGAAGGAATACCTGTCCACAGACATCACCCTCAAAAGGTTCTCTCCAATGCTCTAATTCACATCCACTATATACTAGCATATCGCCTACTTCAAGCAAGACTTTCGTGCCTTTGGGTGCATCGGGCTTATGTATGTTCTTATACTCGTCTATGACGCTGTCAGCCCCCGTACCATCTATAAATATAGGCCATGGATTTCCACCAAGGTTTAATGTAGTAGATATCTCACAAGAAGGTCTGTCTTTGTGTCTTTTTAATTCATCGCCTTTTTTGTATATTCTAGCATAAGAATATGTAGGCACTAATTGTAATCCTGTTTCTTTAGCCATAACAGGTAGCATTTTAACTAGTAATGTTTCCATGACAGGATCTGCATAATGAGAGTAAGTGTTTGGGATTTGTCGATCTAACCAAGTACCTAATAATCCTGTGTCATAAGTAATATTATTTTTATACATCCATTTAACTGCATCACGTTTAAGTAAAAAATAATTAAATACGAAGTTTGCTAATTCGTATGATACTGCCCCTTTAATTACTTGATATTTATTGAAAGCCATTTTGTATAAAATTAAAACTTACTGATATTCTTATATCATTTGATTGATTAGGTTCAACAGAGTGCCAAAGATAAAAAGGAAATATTATAATTCTACCCTCAACAGGTTCTAAATGCACCTCTCTCCATAAATGTTTTGGAGGTTGTCCTTTTTTTCTTGTTGGCATATTTAATTGTGCACCTGCTCTTGGTTCATTACAAACTAAGCTACCTGAACCTTTTGAGGCTTTTACATAATATACACCGCTAAATAAACTATTGGGATGTATGTGTGGAGCATTGTACCCACCAGGTGGGTTTATATTAGCCCACATATTACCTAGCACAGGTTCTCTATCTAACCATTCTTCTTTCCAAATATCTTGCATCATTATAAATAATTCATTTACCAAAGGTTTAAACACAGGTATTTGGTGCATTTCAGTTGTAGAGTGCCAACCGTTTCTGTTTGTTTTTTTAATACCAGGATCTCGTTTAGACCACTCAATTATTTCATTAGCAAACAATTGATTATCTAATTTTACATCCTTACCGTATATAGTTGTTGGAAAAAATTGTTCTTTAATCATCTAAACGGTTTACCTCCAAACCAAACAACAAGAGATTGTCTAACACCACGTCTTACAGGATTAACTCTATGATTTAAAAATGATGCAAATACTATTGCATGACCTTGTTTTAGTTCTGCAAACTTACCTGGTGCCATTAATTCTAAATCCCCACCTTCAAACTCTGATGGATCGTTTAATAAAAGAGTCATTGATATTTTTCGCACCGGTGGTTCATGTTGCATGTTTACATCACAATCCATATGCCAGTCGTAGAATCCACCTTCTGGATATTCTGTAAACTGTGCTTGTTCTGTTACTTGTATGTCTCCAAAACCAAAATGATTTTCATTTGCTTTTTGTATAAAATTATTAAGGTCACGATACATGTGTGCCATTTCTTTAAATGGTATCCAAGATATTGTTGTAACTCTTTTTTTTGTGTCTGTTCCACCACCAGGTTTACCCATACCCACTTGTGCTTGTTGTGGTTTTTGTCTTCTTCCACACTCTATAATTTGTTGACATTGATCTGGTGTAAATAATGGTGTTGTTGTTTGTATTATCCAACTCTTCCATTTTGGTTCTGTAATATGTCTATTTTCGTACATTAAGTTACCCCTCTATTTATAATTGGACTATAATTAACATCCATGTTTGCAGCAAGAGTTCTTCTCCATCCTGGTCCATTAAAAGGGTATACACAGTGTCTCATGTCGTATGGAAATATAAAAAAATCTCTTTCATTAATATTCGGTTGATAATCTACATTAGCAAATTGACCAGAAGCTGAACCCAATATTTGTAATCTACCATTCTGTGGTGTATCTGATGCAGAATATTCTGCACCAAAACTTTTTGGTAATTTTAAAATCATAACACTAGAAAGCCCTGTAAACATAGTTCCTTGATGCACGTGCACAGGGTTGTATTCATGTTCAAACATTTGATTAACCCATACAGAATTAAAATGCATCGTATAACCTTTTACTTTATTCCAATCTAAATAGTGTTTAAATTTTTCATAAAACCATTTAAGAATATCTATGGGCAAATAATTATGTTTAGTCATTTTAGAATTATCTTCACCATCATAAAATAAACTATGTTCCTTTTCTATTTTACCCACCAATTGTTTATTAGCTGGTTTTAATTCAGAATATCTGCTTTCATAAATACGGTTTATTGTTTCATATATATCTAGAGGCACTTGATATTTTAATACTGATTGCCCTAGAAATATAAAACTAAAATTATTCTGGTTTAGATCCAAGGTCATTGGTTAATTGTTCTTTCTTGTTGTAAATCATTTCACCTGATTTTTTAACTCTTTCTATAGTGTTTAATTGACCTAACACATTAAATATTTCTGGCTGTGAAGAACCAGATGATAATGTCTCTGCTTTGTTTTTCATAATCATATGATAAGAATCTAATTGGTGTCTATTAACATCTTGAGTATCAAATGTGCCATCATCAAATTCTTTTTTAAGTGTTGACCAAAGTTTAATTTCTCTCATTCTATCCTTAGCAATTAACTGCATATTTGCTAAACCATAAACTTCTTCATCTAAATCTATTTTATATTTTTCTAATTTGTATTCGTCTTTTTCAGTTTTTAATTTTTTTTCTAACCATTTAATTTTTGCTTCTTTTCTTCTACAGTCAAAAGACAAAGTCATTAAATTTTCTAAGAATACATTCTGCTCTCTAACACACTGCCAATACTTTGCAGCTTTTGTCGGATACTTCATATCCTGAAGTACAGACATTCTCATTTCTGTTTCAGTTCTAAATACCTGTTTCTTAGTCCATGTGTCACGAAGCTCGGCTGTCATAGCCTTAAACTCTTTTACATCATTTGGATCCAATAAATTATTTAAGCTAGGTGCTTCTTTTTCTATAAGTGCATGTATATTTCTTTTTTCTCTCATAATAATCCTTTCATCCGACAATATATACTTTATTAACTGACTGTCAATGTTCTTGTTTCTACTGCTCTATTAAATTCTTCTGTTGAATTAACTTTAGAAGGAGTAGCTCCTCCGCAAACAGCTCCACTATTTGAATTAAGTCCATTACCAAACATACCTAAACTTTGCCTTGCTGTTGCAAGACTAGGGAAATTTGTCCAACTTGATCCATTATAATTTTCTGCAGCTGATTGTAAACTTCCAGTTGTACCACCAGCTATTAATGCATTTGAAGATGGACCTAAACATCCACTAGAAAAAGATCTTCTAGCAGTGTTCATAGTTCCTCCTGTAGAAAAATTAGTTCCATCATATTCCTCAGTTGTTCCAATAACCGAACTACCTGGTTGACCAGTGCCTCCCATATATAAACCTGCAGTTTGAGAAATACCACCACCTTTACCTTCAGATCTTGCTTGTGTGCAAGAATTTCCTGCAGTCCAAGAAGTGCCATCATATTCATTAGATGCGGTTGGATATCTAGCTCCAGTAGGTGGTGTGTCTCTGTCCCCTCCAACTGAAACAGCTGCAGTTTGAGTTCCAAATCCACCAGGTTGATAAACACCTACAGGTAAAGATCCTCCAGCAGTCCAATTTGTTCCATCATATTCATAGTTTCCTGCTAATCCTGGAGGTCCACCCGGTCCTCCACCATAAAATAAAGCTGCGGTTTGTGTTCCGCAACCAGCACCTGCTTGTTTTATGTTTGGTTCTGCATTTCCTGCAGTCCAAGAACTACCATCATACTCGTATGCTTTTCCAGGATAAGCTGTTCCGGTAAAACCTCCCATGGATAATCCTGTTGTTTGAGTTCCTGCTCCCGAATTGCCACTTAAAGACTCTGGCATATTTCCACCACTGCTAAACGCTCCTGGTGATATAAGATAACCTTTAAGTTGTCCTAAAGTTGAATTGTACCACACTTCCCCTTCTTTTGGATTAGAAGGATTTGATGATACAGACTCTACTCTAAAACCATATAGTTCTTTGTAAGTAGACATTTAAAATCCTTATGGAAGAGTTACGTCAGATGGTCTTATATTATTTGGGTCAGCTTTTTCTTCATCAGTTTGAGCATCCCAAGCTGCTTGCGCTGCTTGAACGTTAGCATCAACTAAAGCTTGTGCTTCTGACTTAGTTTTAAAAGCACCGTTTTTATCAGCTATCCACAAAGCGCCTTTTGGATTGTTTCCAACAACCCAGACATCAGCAGGATAACCTCTTAGAAAAAAGTTTCTTCTATCTTCAGCCGTAAAGAATCCTTTTCCAGTGTTAACAAGCACTCCATATAAAAAGTTTTCCATAGTCCTCCTCCTTTTAAAGTTTATATATCATAGTTTAACTTTGTGTCAAAGTCTTAACATTTAATGAACTTGTCTCTCCTGTAAATTCTTCACTATTTGCTATAAAAGGTCCACCTCCTGGTGCTCCTCCATAAATAATTGCAGCGGCACTAGATGTTGTTCCTCCAGTTCCTTCAGCAAATATTCTCGCAGTTGAAACGCTAGGTCTCGTTGACCATGCAGTCCCATCATAACCTTCTGTAACTGCTAAAACGTTTGGTGTTCCTGGTCCACTAGATCCTGTAAACACGAGACCATCTGTTTGTGCTCCACCACCACATAAAGAATCCCTAGCTGTAATCAAACTTCCACTACTTGTCCAAGCAGAACCATTGTATTCTTCAGTTGCTCCTGTTTTAGATGGAGTATTTCCTCCAGCACAAAGAGCAGCAGTTTGAATTCCAAAACCAGTTGTATATGTTCTAGCGGTGTTCATTGCCCCACCAGGTGAATAATTAGTGCCATCGTACTCAAAAGTTGTAGAAACAATTCCAGGAGCATTTCCACCAAATACTAAAGCGGCTGTTTGACTTCCTGTTCCTCCTGCTCCCCAAGTTGCAGTAGGCATTGCAGTTACTGCTGTCCAAGTGCTACCATTATATTCTTCAGTGTTTGCCATAATAGTAAAAGGATTATACGCTCCACCCATAGAAACAGCAGCTGTTTGAGTTCCTGCTCCCGCCATTTGCCATGTAATATTATTTAAATCTCCAGATTCTGACCAAGCTGATCCATTATATTCTTCACATATAGTTAAACCAGCAGATGGACTACTATTGTATCCACCCATAGCTAAAGCTGTTGGTGCAGGTGCATTAAGGGCAGAACCCAATTCATCCCTAGCTGTATTCATAGAAGGACCGCTAGACCATGATGCAGCTGTAAAGACGCTTGCTGATCTGTTGTATTCTTCCGTGACAGCTACATATGCGGTAGTGGTTCCACCAAATAAAACACCTGCAGTATTAGATCCTGAAGACGCTGACTGAGCTCTTCCTGTTCCTAATGTTGCAGAACTTGTTGTCCATGACGTACCATCATAATTTTCTATTGCATTATTGGCTGAGGGATTAGCACCAAGTGCTACTACAGCGTCTTGTGTTAAACCCATCATAGCCTGATTTAAAGAACTTCTAGCTGTGTTCATGCTAGGTCCACCTGTCCATGCGGAACCATCAAATAAAAAAGTACCTGTTCCACCATTTGCATTTGCAATAGCTGCTGTTTGTACTCCAGCTGCTCCCATATTATCTTGAGATGGAAAAGTTGCTGGGACTGTTGTCCATGCGCTACCATTATATTCTTCAGTGTCAGTGTAACTTCCTGGAACGTTATGTCCACCTGCTGCTATAGAAGTATTTTCTGTTGCACCAAAACAACCCGCACTTTGTCTTGCTGTACTTAAATTTCCTTCAGCACCAAAGCTAGTTCCATTATAAGAAGCTGAAGTATTTGTTACAGGAAACGGAGGAGAACCAGTTCTACCTCCAGAAAATAAAGCGGCTGTCTGCACTCCAGAACCATAACTACCAAAAGAAGATATTGGATATGTTCCACCTGAAGTCCAACCCGATCCATTATATTCTTCTGAAGTATTAGTAACAAGATTACTACCACCACCATTATTGTTTCCAGTAACTGATAATGCTGCGTTTTGTGTGCCGTTGTGAGCGGTACCATTTTGACCTCTAGTATTACTCATAGATGTTCCACTAGTCATAGCTTCAAGAGACACAATACTTTTAAAAGTATTATCTGTTGAATTAAACCAAATTTGTCCCTCAGCCGCATCATCCGATGGGTTGGTTGTAACCGTCTTAATTGCTTTACCGTGTATTTCTCTATAAGTTGCCATAATTAACTCGAACTAAATGTTTTTATATTAACTGACGATGATTCAGGTGTAAACTCTTCTGTTGCATTTGATGTAGGACTACTTGGTGTTTCTCCACCGGTCGCTAAGCCTTGTGCAGTTGTTCCTGATCCATCTGCTCTTCTTCCTGTTCCCATAGACGGTCTAGTTGACCAAGCCGTTCCATCCCAACCTTGAGTGCTAGTAGAAGGAACTGTTGAAGCTCCACCAAAAATTAATCCTATAGGATAAGTTCCTGATGCTCCGCCTTGATTTTGTGCTACTATCGCAGTTGCACTTGCAGTCCAGTTTGTTCCATCATACGCTTCAGTTTCTAAACTTGATGGTGGTCCAGTTAAACAAGCCATGTGAGCTCCAGCAGATGTACCAAAAACTAATGCATCATATCCAGGGACATTACAAGCATTACCTGCTGTCCAAGATGAACCATTATATTCATAACTTGTTGTTAAATCTGTTCCTGGAGGTAATTCTCCAGCAACTCCTATCGCTGCAGTTTGAGTTCCTGCTCCACCTGAATAAGCTTGTGATGCTCCATAATCACCACCCGCCGTCCAAGATGAACCATCCCATTCATATGTATTAGCAACTCTTGGTCCAGGATTTAATCTACCTGTAAAAGATAAACCTGCGGTTGCTGTACCTGCACCACCTAAAAAAGAAAGAGCTTGTGGTAAATTTGGTCCTTCTGTCCATGAAGTTCCATCGTAAGATTCACTATTGTCTGTTCCTGAAGGATAATTACCACCGAACACTAATCCAGTGTCCGCAGCTGCATTAGTTGTAGTTGCGTGTCCATCCCTAGCTGTATTTAAATTTCCACTACTAGCCCATGCTGCAGCGGTTACTACGTTTGTTGATTTTTCATATACTTCTGTTGCATCAAACCCCTCTCCACCTCCACCTGGTCCAATCCCACCTGCAATCCAAGTTCCTGCTGCAGTGTTTCTACCTGCTCCAGCTCTTGCTCTTGCAGTTGCTAAAGTAGCCGGTGATGTTGACCAAGAGGTTCCGTCCCAACTTTCAATTGTTGTCTGTGCTGCTTCACTTGGTGGTCTATCTCCACCAAAAGCCATACCATCAGTTTGCGTTCCTGACCCTGCAACCTGTTGTCGACCAGTATTCATTGTATTACCAGATGTCCAATTAGTTCCATCGTATAATTCTGTAATGTCACTATCACTTGGAAAACCTCCAGCAAGAACTGCTGCGGTTTGTGTTCCAAAAGCTGCTTGACCACCTTTAGCTGTATTTCTAGCATTTGCCGATGTCCAGCTAGTACCATTCCAATGGTGCATATTAGTGCTAGTATAAACCTCAGTTGAAACAACAGCAGTATCAACTGCTCCTATTCCTTGCATAGAGTTTCCAGGTGTTGGAAAACTATTTCCTGAAGTCCAACTTGATCCATCATATTCATATGTTTCTGTTGGACCTCCTGGTGAACCAGGTACTCTTCCACAATATGCCATAGCAGCTGTTTGTGTGCCTGCTGTTCCTGCAGAATATCTATTAGTTGGATAATTTCCACCTGCAGCCCAACCTAATCCATTCCATTCCTCGCATGAATTTAGATAACTAGAATCATCTATACCTCCAACAGTTAATCCTGCAGTAGAGGTTCCAACACCCCCACCATACAATGATTTTTTGTTAGGCATTGTTGTTCCACTATGTGTAGCTTCAAAAATAGCTAATCCTCTAAGAGATTGAGTGGTTGTATTATACCACATTTGTCCATCAATAGAATCTGATGGATCTGATGATACAGATTTAACCTTTTTTCCGACTATTGCTTTATAGGTCGACATTTATTTAGTCTCCTTAATTATTCTTCAAAAGCCAGCCCTGTGTGCTATCTACATATACTAAAGTATTTGCTGCTCTTTCTGTTGATACTACTAATGGGTCAGTTGATCCATGAATTTTTTCTGTTCCATTTTGATCTATTGTTAGAGAGTTTGAATCAAATGTTCCTGCATAATCTATAAATGATACTTCAGCGCCTATGCTTCCTGCAGGTAAATCCATTTCTATTGCACCAGAACTTGTGTCTATAAAATAACCTTCACCAGCAACTGCTGTAAAACCAGAAGTTTTTACTGCTTGCCAAGAGGTTCCACCTGATACTTCAGCAAATGATAACTGTCCAACACCTGTTGTGCCTGAACCAGATACTGACGCTACTTTTAAAAATCTGTCTGCTGTTACATTTCCAGTGGGAAATTTTAGCTCATAGCTCTGCCCTGCGCTGTGTGCAGGTCCAGTAAGTTTAATCCCATGAGAGTTGGCTTCACAGTTAAGCTGAATAGAACCTGGGTTTGTTGCACCAAGAACTTCTATGAGGCCTGTTCCTTTAGGTCCCACTTTTAAACTTATATTAGAATCACCACCAGTTGCTTGAATAGATGGTGCATTACCTGTTGCAGCATTAGTTACGTCTATTTGGTTTACTGCAGATGAAGTTGTTTGAAATACTATTTGTTCGTTTCCGTTTTCATCTGTAATACCATGAGCATCATCAAATGAAATATTAAAAGAATTAGTATCTAGATCTCCACCTAATTGTGGTGATGTATCATCAACAACATCTCCACCTGTTTGAATTTCTAAAATGTTTGGATTTGTTCCATCACTAGCTGTAGCAAATACTATCGCTGTGCCTTTGTTAGTTGCTGAAAAAGTAAATGAAGAACCTGAACCGGATACATATTTAAATTGAACTGTATATGCACCTGAAGTTGCATTTTTTAAAATATAAAAAGTTTGAACGTCTAATGGTATTGTTACAACTTGATTACCTGTAATTGTACCAGTAAACTCAATCATTCTTTGTTGAGCTGTCCCTGTAGTGTTTCCATCTACAACTGTTAAATCAGTTTGTTGTGCTCCACCTGCAATAGATACTTGTGAAAACCCACCTGTTATTTGTTCAAGAATTTCTAAATTTTTATTTGTTTTTGTACCCCAAGTTCCAGCGTTTTCACCGGTTGCTTGAAGTTCGATCCCCAACGGGGTAAATGTACTTGCCATAAATTTCTCCTATGCAGCGTCACTATAACTTGTATTTGATCCAGTTGCAACATTCGAATATGAAGTATTCGAACCCGTTGAAACATCACTATAAGATGTATTTGATCCAGTGTCAACATCTCCATATGCAAAGATATTTACTGACCCTACATTTAACGTGGCTGATTGACCTGTTAATCCAACCTGCATATCAACTACAGATACAGAACCAATACTAGCGGTAAATGACTGACCAGATATTCCAAGAGTCATATCATTAGGGTCTAAAGCCCCAACACTAGCTGTTGCAGATAATCCTGTTAAATTAGCTACAGCACCACCTAAACCTATAATTGTACCTAAATTAAATTCTGCAGATACACCAGATAATATTGCTGTATTGTTTGGTGCAACTGCTGCACCAATTGATGTTGACATTGAAAAACCTGTAACATCAACTTGGTTACTAGAAGATCCAACCGCAGTTCCTTGAGCAGAGGTTATTGATAAACCCGATGGTAGAACAGTATCGTTTGGTGCTATTGCAGTTCCTTGACTTAATGTTGCTTCTTGACCAGTTAAACCAACTGCCATGTCTGCAACTGTTACTGAGCCTATTGAGAAAGAAGCTGATATACCAGACATTGCAACATTAGCATCTGATTCAACTGCTAATGATCCAACATTAAATGATGATGAGACACCTGATGGTTCCACAACTGCAGAACCAATTCCTGATAAAGAACCTGCGCTGGCTGAAAATTCTACACCACTAATATCAAAGTTAGGACTTAAACCAATTGTAATTGCAAATTCACCCCAAGCACCTTGGCCGTAGGTATTATTACCCCAACCTTCTATACCCATGCTTGAAGTTATTTCTTGACCTGTAACAGAAATAGTTACATCATTAAGATCTCCCCAAGACTGTTCGTTCCAAGTCTTGGCTCCCCAACCTGCTGCAAATTTTTGATTTTCGTTCCAATTAGCCTGTCCCCAGGTAAACCTGCCCCATCCTGAAGATACCGACATGGTCGGCCTCCTATGCTAATCTGATGATTGCGCTGCTTGCGTCTGCTGTTGGAAACTCTATTTTGAATGTTCCATTACTAGCTGTCTTGTCACCACCAAATGCAATTATACAAACAGCATCAGTTGTTCCCGAACCACCATCTGTTGTTGTGTTATAAATCATTGCACCGTTTGCAGTAAAAGAAGCAGATGAATAAGTTACATCTGAAAAGTCTGTAAAAGCTGTTGTTGAAGATAAAGATACACCAGAGTTTGTTAAAGTAGCTCCACCGGCAGTATACGCAGATCCAGATGTATTTGTAATTTCTTCTGATGTTGAATAGTCTGTTGTAGCTGCTCCTAAGTTTGCATCACTATCAAATAAAGCAAGTTTAAAAGTGTGTCCACCTGAAGACTCAAAACTGTGCTTACCTTGTAAAAGCTCTTGTTTAAAGCTTGAACATATTGCTGATGATATTGCCATATTTTACTCCTTATTATGGTGTTCGAGATGGTAGAGGAATTCTAATTGCACCGTCGGTATAATCGTCTCTTCTTCTTCTACCAATTTGCTCACTAGCAAACTTCTCTATCTCTTGTTTATATTTATTTTCATATAAAGTCAACATATCTATCGGACCTTTTAAAAATCCATATGTTTCTGATAGACAGCAATATAATAGCCCATTTGGAAAGTTAAGACTAATATAATTGCTTTGATTACCAGACTCTAAAGTAGCTGGCATTTTATTAAAATGAATTCTAAATCTATATGTAGTATTTGGTGTAGGAGCCACAAATATTCTACCAGATGTGGTATCTGTATTACCAGTTGCACCGCCAAACATAGCGTAATATTTAGGTTGACCTTGAGCTGCGGAAGTTCCAGTTACATCCTGATATTCCTGAAGATAGGTCATATCTTTTTTTTCTAGCCATCTGTTAGCTCCCGTGATAGCTGATCCGTTAGTATCATAAACTTGTATACCTCTAACAAACAGACATCCTGCTGGAGCGTTTATAGATTCTTGTCCAGCTGCAAAATTACCTAATTGTTGTTTTCTATCTGCATCAATAGGAACATCTCTCATAATTCTATATTGAGCATTTAAAAGAATATTTTCTAATATATCTGTTGTAAGAACGTTAGAGTCTGTTTCTGTGTAATTTCTAATTTGTGTAACTAACGTGTCGTAACTTATCCCTGCCATTATGCTAATTGAGTAACTGGTCCTGCAGTTACAGTCAATCCTCCTGCTGTTTCTGTTACCGTAGCACTTGATCCACAATCAAATACATACGTGTTTGTTGTTACACTACTTATACTAAATCCTGATGCATTTTCAAATACTGTATATGCTAAACCTCCAGGGCTACCTGTTACATTTCTAAACCTAATAGTGTCGCTATTTGATCTACCATGATTAGGCTCTGTTACAGTTACACTTGAAGATCCTGAAGTTAAACTAAAAGGATTAGATGGTAGTAAATTTTGTGTTGCAGGTTCTGTTCTATCTGGTCTCGCGTTTATTAACCCTTGAGGATCTCCTGTGTATCTAGTTGGCTCTAATTGTGGTTGTTTAGCTTCAAATTCAGAAATATGGACAAAGGATCCGTTCCATTCTTTTACCATTTCATTATATGGAAACTCCATACCAGATCTATCTGATATTGCTTTTGCATATTTTCCACTTGATATTTTTGACATTATACTCCTGGGTAATAAACTTTTGGTGTTATGTAAGCACTAGAAGAGGAACCATCTTCTTCTAAAGCTCTTTGTAATTCATCTTCATAATATAGTTTCATAGCTTGAACTCTTTCTGGTGCATATTTTTGAGATAAATAAAAAGCTAAACCTGAACACATACAAGGCACAAATCTATAAGGAACATCTGTTGCATTAGTGTAATCGCCTACATCTTGAATTCTTTTTACATAATAATAATTTAATTTATTACCAGCTTCAGAAGAACCTGGTGTTAAGTATAAAGTTATAGTTACCTTATCTATAAATCTTTGAACATAATATTGTGTTGGAGTTCCTGTAGATGTTTTGTTTGATAAAGCTTGGTAAGTAGATCTATTTATTTTTGTAAGAGGAGTATCAACATTTGAAGAGTTTCTATATACAGCTTCTAAAATATCGTCTACACCATAAACAGCAGTAGCATCTGATGTGCCATCTCCTGTGGATCTAAACATTGTATATACTGCTTGGTCAGCAACTAAAGTAATATCATTATTTGCTATTTGCCAATAATGTAAACCTCTGTTTCCCCATTCTTGAAAAAGAATATTAAGAGATCTTCTAGCTGTTTTTAGTTGATAACCAGAAACACCTTGTAGACCAATTCTTTCATAAGCTTCCTCTATTATTTCATCAATAGAAAAATTTTTATCAAATATTACTGTTCCCGAGGTAGTGTTAGCCATTTAACCTCCTACTTATCAATCAATATAGTCGCTTCAACGTTAGCACCTATTGCAGAAGTAGTCATACCACTTTCAAATAAAATTCCATCTTCAGGAATATTGAAAGCAAAAACATCTCCAGCTGGACAGCTTACTAAAAACTGAGTTACTCCACCTGATTGT